ATGGAAAGATCCGCGGACCGTCCCTGGCGAGCTATTGTGGCCCGAACGATTCTCAGAACAGAGCATCGCCACGCTGGAGCGCAAACTCGGTGCGTGGCGGGCTGCGGGGCAACTCGAGCAATCTCCGCAGCCTCGGGGCGGCGGCGTCATCAAGCGCGCCGATTGGAAACTCTGGCAGGCCGACACCTATCCTCCGATGAATTTTATTTTGGGGTGTGTCGATACCGCCTTCACGCTTGACACGATGAACGATCCGTCCGGCATGATCGTGTGGGGTGCGTTCAACCTAGATCGCACACAACACGCGAACCGGATCTACAATCGCGTGACCAAAAAACTGATGAGTATTGATCGGCTGAGCGTTGACAATCTTGCGCACGCGATGGCGATCTTCGGATGGACGGAGCGTTACGAATTTCACCAATTGATTGAACGAGTCGTACAGACCGCGCGCAAGTTCAAGGTCGATCTACTGTTGATCGAAAACAAGGCGAGTGGAATTTCACTAGGGCAGGAGTTGAGGCGACTTTACGCCGATGAAAAATTCGGCGTACAGTTCTTTGATCCGAAGTCGCAGGACAAGTTTGCGCGATTGGTATCTGTGCAGCACATATTCCAAGAGGGGCATGTCTGTGCGCCAGAAACCGAATGGGCCGAAGCAATCATCACGCAGGTTGGACAGTTTCCTCGAGCCAAGCACGATGAGTATGTCGACTTGACCTCAATGGGCATTCGGTACTTGCGCGATAACGGTCTTTTGCTGCGTGCGCCGGAAGTCGAAGCGGAGCGCGATTCGCACATTGTCTATCCTGGAGGGAATGGCGCTGGAGCCCTCTATCCGTGTTAGTAGCGCCCTAGCACTTTTCGGGTTACGATTCTACTATGGTGAATGGCTATCCCATCTTGGATCCGCCGCGTGTACGCGCGCAAGCGATTGTGGATTTGATTTCGCGCTATCAGCGGCCCTGGATTTTTCGAGTCGAGGTGTGGGCGACGCAAATGCCGTTTCGGCAGGTGTATGAGATTGAGGCCGCGAGTGATGATGATGCCGCATCGCAGGGCCTGAAGCGATTCGAGTTCGACGTCCTGGCGGCGTTGAGGGCGAGAAACTAAATGGCGGCCGGTCCCCACAATATGCCATCCTCCCAAGGACTCGCGCCGATGGGTACTCCCGATGCGCCCGAACTCATCGTTGAAGTGGAGGGCGAACCCGAAGATCGGCCGACATTCGATAATGATGGAAATATTGTCGAGATCAAACACGGCGACGGTGCGGTGACCGTGAGTCTCGATGGCCAGCCGTTGCAGGAGGCGCCGAGAGCGGCAAAACAAACCGGGCATTATGCCAATCTTGCCGAGGAAATTCCGCACGATGTGCTGAGTATTATCGTCGAGGATTTGCTGCGCGGTATCGATGAAGATCTCGAGAGTCGGCGCGATTGGATCGAACAACGCGCGCAGGGGTTTCATTTGCTCGGTCTGAAGATCGAAATTCCGAATGTACAAGGCGCGAGCGATGGTGCGCCGGTCGAGGGCATGAGCAAAGTCCGTCATCCCCTCTTGGCCGAAGCGGTGCTACGGTTTCAGGCCAATTCCCGCGGCGCATTCCTGCCGACGGACGGCCCGGTAAAGATTCGAAACGATGACACCAATTCGACAAGCGATGAGGATGCGCTCGCGAACGTGCTAGAGAAGGATCTGAATCACTATCTCACGGTGAAGGCGACCGAATACTATCCGGATACTGAAAAGATGCTCTTTCAGGCTGGATTCGGCGGCGATGGGTTCAAGAAGATCTACACGTGTCCGTTGCGCAATCGCCCCGTGTCCGAGTCCGTCGATGCGGATGATCTGATCGTCAATCAATCGGCGACGGACTTAGGGAATGCACTGCGCGTCACGCAGCGCATCATGATGAAGCCCTCGACGGTTAGGCGCATGCAGATCGTCGGGGCGTATCGGGATATCGCCTTGGGGCAGGCGGTCGCCCCGACGCCCGATGCGCTCAAAGAGGCGAAGAATGATCAGCAGGGCATTCGACCCGAAGGATTGCGCAATCCGAAGGATCAGGAACGGGAGATTTACGAGTGCTATTGCGAGATCGATATTCCGGGATTCGAGCACAAGGACGCCGACGGAAAAGTGAGTGGGTTGCCGATTCCCTATCGCGTGTCGATCGATAAATCGGATCGCAAAGGGCTTGCGGTCGTGCGCAATTACCCGCCGATCGTTGGGGATGAACTGCCTACCGCGAAGAAAGTATTCGTTAAGTTCCCCTTCGCGCCGGGTCCAGGATTTTACGATATCGGGCTCTTGCATATCCTCGGGAACACCACGAACGCAGCGACGGCCGCGTGGCGACTGATGCTTGATAATGGCATGTTCGCCAATTTCCCTGGATTTCTGACGGCGAAGGCATCGGCGCGCCAAAACACCAACATTTTTCGCATTCCGCCGGGCGGCTCTGCGCAGATTGAGACGGGCGGTTCGCCCATTCGCGACTTTGCGATGCCGCTTCCCTACAACACGCAGCAAATGCCGCCGTTGATGTCCCTCGTGACCGAGATCGTCGAGACGGGACGGCGTATTGGCGGCACGGCCGAGGTACAAGTCGGTGAAGGGCGTGCCGATGTGCCGGTGGGAACGACGCTCGCAATGATCGATCAGGCAATCAAGGTCATGGACGCCGTGCACAAGCGCATGTACAGCGCGTTTGCCGAGGAATTTCAGCTATTGCTTGAGGAATTCAAGGCCAATCCGCGCGCTTTGTGTCAGTGCAAGAGCAAAACAGCGTGGGATTTGCCGAAAATCGAGGAAGCACTGCAAAATTGCAGCCTGGTGCCCCAAGCGGACCCTAATACCTCCTCGACGGGGCAGCGGTTGATGAAAATCATGGGCCTCATTCAGCTCATGGGGACATTCCCGACGCTCATCGACCCGGTGAAGACGTGTACGGGCGCCATCGCGGCCTTGGGATGGGCCAATCCGCAGGAATTCATGGTGCCCCGGAACGCGCAGGCCGCGCCGCCGCCGCAATTGCTGCAGATGCAGGCCGAGGAGAAACGCAAGGATCAGGATTCGCAGGCCAAGATGCTCGAGGCACAAGCGAAAATGACCACCGCGCAGGGCGTTTCCGCTAAAACTCATGCCGAGGCGCAAACGGCGGGGCTCGATGGTGGCGGTCAGACCGCGGCGCCCGGACCCGAGCCATTATCGCCCTTGGATATCGCGACGGCCGAGGCCAAAGTGCTAGATGCCAAGACCCGCGCTCGGGAAGTGGGGGTGAAGGAACGTCAGATGGTGGTTGAGAACCAAAACCGGGACCAAGACCGCCATGCGAAGGAACTTGACACCCGGGTTGATCTGGCGAAGGATTTGCTCACCGCGCCACCGGGGGCGCAGAATGTGGGCGCAAAGGCCAATCGAATCGTGAAAGAGGTCAAGAAATCACCATGAGCGAGATGAGCCGCGAGGCCCGGGAAGCCGCAAAATCCAAAGTGAAACGGCTGCTGGCGGATCCAAGTAAGCCCGTCGATGCGTCGGGATATACCCCGCCAGGCCCCGAACTCGGGATGGTCCAAACCGGCGAACGGCCCGTGACGCGGCCCCGATTCCGCGCTGGCGGCTCGATTACCGGTGGCAAAACGACGGCTCGAGCCGATCGCAAGCGCCGTTCCACGGGCGGCATGACCGCAACGCAATACCTCAACCGCGACGTTCACGAAGCCAACGACGCGAGACCCGGCCTAAAGCACGACGGTGGATTCAAGCGTGGCGGCGTGGCGACCGACGGGCGCGCTCGAGCGCACAAGTTCATCGGCGGTCCGATGCCAGGGGGCGCCGGAATATCCGGCCCCATGATGGCGCAGCGACGCATGTACAAATCCGGCGGCAGTGTGGCTCACGGCCCCGATTGCGGATGCGCGAAGTGCTCCGGCGGCCGGATAGCACGCGCCTCGGGCGGTGGCAACTGGATTGCGGGAGCCACCCAAAACAAGGGCGCGTTGCATCGCAGGCTCCATGTTCCCGAGGGCGAGAAGATTCCCGCCAAGAAGATCACAAAGGCCGAGCACAGCAAGAATCCGACAGAGCGCAAAGAGGCATCCCTTGCCAAGACGCTGAAGGGATTGCACAAATCTGCGGGAGGTGCCCTTGATGGCGGCACACGTCCGATAGGGGGCCGCATGGCCAAAGCCAGCGGCGGTCGCACTAGCAAAAAGGGCGGCATGAACGTCAATATCATCATTGCGCCGCCGAAAGCGGCTGGTCCGATGCCAGGACCCATGCCGATGCCCCCGGGCGGTCCCCCTCGTGGGATTCCAGCGCCGCCGCCGGCCGCGATGGGACCACCGGCCGGAATGCCGCCCCCTGGTGTCGGTGCACCGCCCCCGATGGGCGCGCCGCCGCCGCAGATGCGCAAGTCCGGTGGTCGCGCCTACGGCAAGAGCGGCTATCCGATCAAGGACGGCAGCGGCGGCGGGATGGGCCGACTTGAAAAGGTCGGCTTGGCTTGATCGGTTTCGAAGAAGCGTTGACGGCGGCGATAACCGCCGAGATGGATCGCATCAAAGACAATATGGTCGGTGGACAACTGGACATTCGACTCTATGATCGCCAGGTCGGCGGCTATCACGCCCTGCGTTTGGTCCTCGAAGAATTTATCCCGCAGATCAACAAAGAACGCAACGAGAAATAACTATGCCCAATGTGGCGATGAAGCATGACATCGATCCGCGTGATGTCATTTTGAAAAACCTCGGCAATGTACTGGACGATTTTGAGATTTGCGCCGATGAAGTGCTGGTCGCGACGTACCGGCGTCCCGAGAAAACGGCGAGCGGCTTCTATCTGCCCCGCAAGACGCTGGAGGAGGATCTTTTCCAGTCCAAGTGCGGGCTTGTGGTCAAGATCGGGACGCAGTGCGTATTCCCGAATGTGAAAATCGCCCTTCACGACTGGATCGTAATGCGCCCGTCGGACGGATGGGCGTGCGAGATTCTTACCGCCATCGAAGCGGTCCATTGCCGCATGATTCAGGCGAAGTACATCCGCGCGAAAGTCCCGCATCCCGAACTGGTCTGGTGATCCGCATGGCCGAAACAACCGCTACCGATATCGAAGTGACCATTGAGGATGCCCCATCGACGGCCGATGCGAAGGCCAAGGCCGCGCAGGTCGCCGCCGAGGCAAGGCCTCCCGAAGCGGTAACGCCAGAACCTGTTGCTGCGCCCAAGAAAGAACCTAAACCCAAGGCACCGATCGTTCAGCCCGAAGAGGGGCTGGAGAAACTGAAACAGCAGCTCGAGGCCGAACGGCGCGAAAAAGAGCAAGAGCAGCAACGCCGACAAGCCGCCGAGGCCCGCGCGACCGAGGCCGCGGCGCAGGCCGCGACCGCACAGGGCCGCGCGCAGGATAGCGAACTCACCACGGTCACGACGGGTCTCGCGCACGTCAAGCAGATGCGTGAGGTCCTGCGCGCCAAGTTCGCCGCCGCGTCCGCCGTATCTGATCACAATGCCATGGCCGACATTCAAGACGAAATGGCCGAGGCTGCGGCGAACCAGAAGATGTTCGAGCGCGCCGAACAGGAACTGAAAAATCGCCCCAAGCCGCAGCCGCAAATGCCGGATGATCCGGTTGAGCAGCTTGCCGCTCGCATGGCGCCGCAGAGCGCCGCGTGGATTCGCGCGCACCCGGAGTACGCGACGGGCGAGAAATACCAGGAAATGGTCGCTGCGCATCAGATGGCCCTCGCACGACGTTTGGCGCCGAATACCGACGCCTATTTCGAGTTTGTCGAGCGCAAATTGGATTTAGCCGAAGATCCTGGTTCCGTGCAGGTGGCAACGCACGTTGATACGACGCCGCAGCGCGCGACGGGCGGTCGCTCGACACCAGCGGCGGCCGCGCCCGTATCGCGTAGCGGAACTGGCAATGGCAGCCGGCCAAAATCCTACATGCTCACTCCCGCGCAACAGGAAGCCGCTCATATATCCGGCATGACCAATCAGGAATACGCCTTACAGCAAATGGCCATCGATGAAGAGAAACGGAGCATGAACTAATGGCGACCGATAAGACACTCTCGCTCAATAAGGGCGCCCCGGAACCGCCTCCGGGCGGCGCGCCGGTCCCGGAAGAGGATAGCCGTTCACGCGCCGAGCAACGAGCTCGGGAACTCGAGGCGCACTGGGGCGGCACGGATTTGCCCCCGGACATGGATACCTCGGACAAGTTCTATTTCGACCGCAGGATCATTCCCGACGGCTGGGACTATCAATGGTGGCCGTTCGAGGTGCTTGGAAAAGGCGATTCAGCCTTCTGGACGGACGTGGAAAGCGGTGGATGGACCGCGGTTCCGCGCACTCGGCACCCGGAAATGATGCCCGACGGCTGGGGTACCAATACCATCGAGCGCGGTGGCCAGCGATTGATGGAACGGCCGATGATTATCACGCAACGCGTCAAGGCGCGTGACTTTCAAAAAGCGCGCGACCAGGTGGGCGACAAGGAGGCGCAGTTGCATGGAACGCCTCCTGGGACACTGGAGCGTGCGAAGTCGACGGGCGAGAGCCTGGTCCGAGTCAATCGCTCACGTGAATCGATCGCAGTTCCGAAATAAGGGGTGCCGACGACATCCGGCCTTCCCCCCGTCGCGGCGCGCGGGTCCCCTGAATAGCGCCGCATTTCCGTGAAGGTACGGGAATTAATAGATTCATGCG